TTGTCTGCAGCCACGATGGCGGGGTCTACCGTGCCGCGTGGCAGGCCGCCCAAGTACTCGGGTAGTGGCAAGTCGCGCTCGACAAACATCTCGCGGATGCGGACGTTTTGGTCAAGCAGCGCCTCGGTGTCGGTGCCGTTTTCCGCATGGATATCGGACAGCGATGCCTGGTGTGTACCCAAACCGACCTCATTGGCTTTGGCTTGCTTGAATTCGTCAATGACGATCTTGCTGGCACCGATCCAGCTGCATTTGGTGAGCCAGCTGAAAACCTGCCCCATCGCATTGCTGTTGTCAGGCCAATACTTCACACCCTCGGGCAATGGCAATGTGCCGCGCACGATGCCTTCGTCAAACCAAAGACGGAACATGAGGCTGGCCAATTTGTCTGCCACAATGCCGCGCTTGGCCAGAATGAACTGGTAAGCCATCTGCATGGCAGCACGGGCGCTGGCATAGCTGGTTTTGCTGAAGTCGCCGCTGGCCTCTTCAAAGCTCATGCCCCAGCCGCGTGCGTTTTGACGCATCAAGCCTTCTTTGAACTGTTCATGGTTGCCGGGCTGGTTGTGCGGCTCCAGCACACCGATTTCATCATCAGGAAACAACACCGGCAGTTTGACGCCGTTGATATTGACCCCTGATGTACCGTAGTGCGCCTCTTGTGCTTCCATGCACATCTGCATGAATTTTTGTTGCCCATCTGGGCCATCCGTACCCATGATCTCTTGCGCGCGCTGCTTGCCCATCGGCGTTTTGATGTACATCGCAAAGGCGGTGCTGAGCTGGGTGAGCTGCAGCTCCAAATCCTCTTGCATGTCCATCATCTTCAGCTTTTGCAGTGTCGCTGCCATCCCGCTGAAGCCACGGGTTTGGTCGGCCTGGTCTACCTCAAACAAGTGGATGACCTGCCGCCAGCCAAAGTCATTGACCTTGGTGATGCGGTCCCACTTGGCCAGCAGGCTGTTGATCGCGTTGCCAAAGTCTGCCGGGTGGCTGGTGCGGACGTGGTAGGCGACGGCAGCGCCCCAGGCGTCCAGCTCGACGCCGGCACGCAAACGGTTACCGTTGGGCAGCAGCTGCTCGCGGCTGGGGATCATGCCGTACTCGGCGGGGTTGCTGACGCGCTCTGGCTCCACGGTGGTGAAGCAGGTGGCGTAACCCGAAGGTGACGGACGCCATTGGCGCACGACAAAACATTCGCCTTGCACCATTTCCGTGGCAACCGCTTCACGCAGCAGTTGTGTGAAAGTGCGTTTGCGTTGTGAGTCGATCCAGCAGTCCGGGTCATCCGCCCACGCGTGGAAAGCAACTTCAATGCTACTTGCCCAAGCGGCGGCGGTTTTGCTGTCGATGCCAAGCAACTTGTACACCGGCTGCAGCTGCAGCTTGTACTGCGCGCCAACGATACGGTCTTTTTGGTTTTGCACTGCACCACGGGCATAGCCGTTGTTGCGTACCAGGTCGCGGGCGCGGCCTTCGGTGGCACCCTTTTCGGACAGCATGGCCTTGTCGGCGCTAGTGAGGCGCGGCGTCCAGCGTGCCAGCTCGGCGCTGTTGGGGTTGGCGGCCTTGTAGCTGGCGGCGTTGGGCGCGGGTTTGCCTGCGGCGTCTGTCAACCGCATGCCGTTTTTCAAGTCTTGCATGTTGATTAATTAGCAGCGGGGGTTGTAGAAAGTGGACAAAGGGCCGGCGTTGCCACCCAGGCCAAGAATGGCACTGGCGGCGGCGCTGGGGCACGTCATGTTCAAACGGCGGATATCGTCGAGCAGGAACTTGACAACTTCAGACGTGGCTTGGTACTTGACGGTCTCTTCACCAAAACGCACCTCGATCACGGACTTGCCAGTCATCAGGCCGCGCTTGACAGCCAGGTAGGCCGTCACCGAGTCGGCCAACATGCCGGAGCAGGTTGGACCCGCATCACCCACTGCGGGCAGGCTGGCGGCTTGATCGCAGGGGTTACACGTTGTCATTTATTCACCATTCATTCGTTGTGCGCGTTCACGCAGGTACTTCAAATACTTCTCGTTGCCGGACTCTTGCACCGTGTCACCCTCGGCCATCCGCTCGCCTAGCGGTTTGGCGGCCCACTCTGGGGGGCGCTGCCAGTTGATCTTGTCACCACCACAGAGGCTAAAAGCAACGCGGTTATAACCGCACAAATCAAACGCTTCATTGTTGTCACCCTTGCGTTTTTTAATCCAACCCGAAGCGGTGCGAATCTCGGCACTCAGCTCACGGTAAAACCATTCACCCGCCCAGTCGGGCAGGTGGATGTAGTTGGGGCCCGGCTCAGTCCGTGCCAAATTCGCGGCGACTTCATCCTTCAAGATCGTGGTATTGATGATCCACAACGGCACCTTGATGCGATCGTCACCTGGCTTGCCTTTGGCGATGCGCATGGCACCGCGTGTGGACGCACCCTTGAGCAGCGCGAAACGGTCAACCCGGCTGAGCCGTCTCAAGCGCAGCGCGTAGGCGTAGGCGTTGTTGGTCGCCTGGTCTTGACCACCCGAGTCGCATACCACCATGCGGCTCTGGATGCTGACATCCGTGCCGACCACGGGGTATTTGTCGTCCAGCAGTTTATCGAGCACATGCCAGTCTTCAGGGTGCGTGAAGGGCGACACCTTGAGGCGTTCACCATCGTCACCCATCCGGTCGGATGGGATCAGGTTGTACCTGTCCACAATCCAGCTCTGGCCGTCCTCACCCCAAGCGGTGACCTGCACCACAAAACGGTGCTTCTGCACGTCAACGGCGGTAGTGACAAACCGCGCCTGCGGCGGCACTTGGCGCTGCGGGGCATAACCGTCGGCGCGTTGCTTCAGCAGTACGGCATCCAAGCCATCGCCCTTGCTGCTCATCACCGAGTAGGGTCTGCCCTGGTCGGTGTTGACGGTGGTTTTTAATTTCTCTTGGTTGCCGGTGAGTTCAAAATCTTTCAGCGCTGTCAGATAGTTGTAGACCAAACCTTCCCAACTTTGGAAGGCAGCAGCCGGGCCTTGCAGCCAGTAGCTGGCGATCTTGCTTTGAAAGCTGTCACCAAAAACCTCGGCTTCACTGCGCCACTGGCCGGCGACATTCATCGTCGCTTTGGACTCAGGGCTGATCAGCCCGCCGCACTCAGGGCAGCACATGCGGGCCGTCTTGCTGGCCAGCACGGGGTCGTCAATCGCTTTGTCCCAGGTCAGGTTGCTCCACTCTGCCAAAAACAAACTCTGGCAATGCGGGCAAGGCCAATACCAGCGGTGCCGGTCGCCCAGGTTGTACAGCCCGAGCACACCCATTGTTGGCGGTGCGCCGTGGCCACGTGGCGTCCACTCGGGGTCCAGCACCTCATGCCCTGGGGATGACTCCACCAGGGTCTTGCCCCGGCTCATAAAACTTTTTGACCGGTTCTTCGCCAGGGCGTAGGCATCGCCCTCGCCCTCGACGTTGACCGGCATGCGGTCATAGTCCGTCAGCGCGACATGCCGGATGGGCTTGCCGCTGAGCTGGCTGATCGTCGGCCAGCCGATATTTAAATACGCACCGTTTTTGAACTGCTTGTCGAACACGTTGTCCATGTGACCCGCGCCCATCAGGTTCCGCAAGGCGGGCGACATGCGGACCACACGGTCCACACGGCGCTTGCTGAAGTCGCGGGCTTCATGCTGTGCCATCTGCACGATCATCATGTCGCAGGGGTCGGAGACAATGCTGTGCGTCATCCACCCGGCAATCAGCGCCTCGGTCTTGCCGGACTGGGCAGGGCCGCAAAAAATCACAGCCTCCACACTGCGGTCGTTCAACCGGTCCATCGGGCCGATCATGTAGGGCGTCATCGACGCATCCCATGGCCCCTCATACCCGCCGGCACCGCCGACACGCATGTGCTGGCTGGCGCTTTCACTGACGCGAATGCGACGCGGTGGTTTCAATAGTTCACAGGCTTCGCGGGCGATGGCGTAAGCATCTGCAAACATGTATCAACTCCAAAATCTAGTCTATCAGCTGGGGTGTAAAGCTGTCAGTGTTTACCTTGCGAGGTCGCCCGCGTTTGCGTTTGGTGCTCGGCTCAGCATCCGGGAGTAGCGCATCGAGCGCCGGTATTTTTTTATTTTCTTTTTGCAGTGGTGCATCGGGGATGACTTCACCACCCAGTGCCACCATGGTCAGTTCATAAACCCGTTGTCGCCATGAAAGGCAAACCTCACTCACGGCCTCAATAACTGCGCCAGTAACACCAGTTTTGCGCTCTAGCAAATCGGGCAGACTGTCAGACCCTTCGGTCAGAACTTTTATTAGCTTGACAATAACAGCCCGGTGATCACCATCAGGCACAAATGCTTTTCGTTTTACATCCAAGTCGGTCTGTTTATCGTCACGTTGGAGCTGCAGGAGGTTGACTTGAACGCGTTGCTTTTCTTTGCCATCGTCGCTCACAGCCTTGCCTTGCGCGGCTTTCTGCAGGTAGGCTACATAGCCCTTGGTGCTACCCAACAGCAGGTACTGCCCGCCTTCGCTTTCAGGTATCTCACCTTCAGCGGCCAGCTGCTGCACACGCCGCTCGGTGATGTCCAGGTACGAGGCCAGCGTCGTCACCGACACCCGCCAGTCCGTTGTCCCCGCCAGCATCAGCACTGTGTACCCCAATCGATAGTTAAATAAATGTGATGCACCCGCATACGTTCAGTCACCCGAACCGGCTGGCACTCACGGGGCAGGCTTTTACTGCACGAGCATCTCAAATCTGTACGGCACGCAGCCGGTGCCCCCGCAGTACGCCGGGGTGCAAACGAAGTCGGAGAGAAGCATCTGCAAAACGAAGCGAAATGCTGTTTTCACCAACCCAATAATTTCTTTTTTCTCGCGAGTCTTTTTAGCACCCGCGAGGAATTAATTAATCGCCAAAGTACCTTTTTTGTTTTCAAACGTGCTATTTGTTTGATAGCGGCTCACTTGAAGCCGAGCCGGCTCAGTTCGTATTGCAGCTCATGCGACACAACCTTCACGCTCACTTCATTGATTCGTTTTAACACCAGCGGCTTGACGCGCTTGCCTGCAAACATCACAGGCACATCAATACCCATGACCTCCACGATCTTGCGACTGCCTGGCACACGTTGATACACCCCACGGTGACCACTTGGCATCGTTGCAATGAAGGCGTGGCGCATGCGCGTTGCACTGCCACCCCTCAGAATCTTGAACTTAACACCGTTCCTCTTGCCGCCCGTAGCGCCAAAGTCAATCAAAGGGATTCGACTTTTTCCCGACGACCCCACCCGCTTAGCCTTGGCACTGATCGTCGCCGTCAACCCGTTAGAGCTGGACTTCACACTCAGCCGATCAGCAACTGCAGCTGCTTTGACGTTGTATTCCTTGGCGATGTTGGTTTTGGCAACTGTCGCACCCTGCTTGGCCACCTTGGCCAGACCGCGACCCATCGCCCTTGCCCGCACATTACTACCAAAGGTAGCCAGCCGAGCCTGCAGCGATGCAATCTCAAACGTATTGATGTTGACGCTGATCACATGATGTGCTTTCGAGTGAGTTGGAGCCAGAAACAACAAAGCCCACAAGGCGAACCGTGCGGGCTTTAGAGTGAACTTATGTCAAGGATGCCTGAATGTAGACTAAAAAGTCTAAGGTGTCAATTATTTTATTTTAATCTTCACCCCTTGCGCATTCTAATCTGATACTTCCCGGCATGTTTATATCGTGGCTTTGGTTTTTTCAATGCCCCAGACTTGATGGCGCGATTGATGAAGTCAGTGAATAGCCGGTTAAATCGAGTCCTGAACTCTATCCTGCCTGATTCTGTTTGATGAAATGCATTTCTAAGCCGCCCAGCCACCTCGGAGATTGCTTCAAAATCCTTTTTTAAAAGTAATGGATCTCCTGCGAACACCGGAGGCGTAAACCGACAGGCCCCAAGAATTACCACATCGCCCAACAACAGCTGCCTCGGGATCATTAGCGATGCAGGCGGTTCATTCTTCAATTCATCCAGCATGATGCATATCCTTTATCATAAGATTTGATTATTATTTATTGTGCAGACGTCTGCACGGCGTTAACCGCTTCCCGTTTTTCCCGCAGCCACAACTCAATAGCCTTGTCCGCCCGCTCAAGATACGCCTTGATCGTACTTTCATCCTTGGACATCGCCACTGCCACCAGTTTATACGCCTTGTTCTCACGGTACACCAGCTCAAGGCAGCGGAACAACTCGGGCCGCGTGAACCGCAGCGACAACACGGCATCATGCGTCTGCCCACACTCCAGATCCTGCGACGTGGTTGCCCCGCATAACCCGCCGATGGGACCGGGCAAACGCAAGAACGACGATTGCTTGGGGTAACCCGTGCCGCCGTTCACCCGCTGATCCAGCCAGACACCCCAGCGCTCTAGCCGGTACTTGATATGTTCAATGCGCGCCATGAAGTATCAAATCTGTTTTTAACAAAACAACATCGACGTGACCATATGTGCCTCGCATTTGGCTCAAATCCAGCATCACACCTTCATGCGTGTACTCTGTGCCAACAATATTCCCGCCCTCTATGGCATAGAACGCATTCGGAATGCCACGCAATCCCTGTAAAACCATACAGCAGGCATCCATACCCAACTCATTCACCTTATCAATAATCACTTTATAAGTTAAAGGCATTCGTCGTTTAATGAAGTTTGTTGCAGCCTCAAACTCGTAGCGGGTTTTTAATACAGCGGGTGCTTCCATAAGTTAACCTTTCAAACAAAGTAAAAAAACGAGTGGATCATTAGTGCGCGCCATCTTTAGCCTCCACCACTACACAAAAGAACCCCAACCCAAACCTGTGCATCTGTTCGATGATGTCCTGCATCACCCCCGACTGCGTGAACACCGTCCCCATCAGCAGCCCGTCCTCATAAGCGATGAAGTGATTCGGGTGCCCCTGCAAGCCTAGGTGCACATCCTTGAAGACTTGATCCCCCAAGCGCTCAGCCGCTTGCTGGATGTATTTGTAGGTTTTGGGCATGCTGGTTTTGATGACCAACTTGTCATTCTCCACCACCTCGGAATTTCTTTCAACAATTTCAGTCATAGTTCCTCCATCCGTCCAGCGTCCAGACTGCTAGACACGCATCTGGACGGCATAACTTGTTGATCTATATTTCTTTTTTTGAATTGGTCTAGGATGTCTAGGTGCACACGTCGCGTGCGCGTGTGTGCGCCCCCGCACCTGCACATGCGCACGCCTGCACGCACACCCGCACAGGTGCGGGAGGGTTTTATCTGGACGTTCTGGACGGCTTCCCGTTTTTCTTTTGAATTCAACGACTTACGCCGTCCAGATACGCCGTCTAGGTCTTTCGATAACCTAGACGTTGTACCCACGCAACGCACTGCCAAGCAGGCCCGCACCCCGGCCAATGGCCAGGCTTTGGTTACCAATACTGCTTTGCAGGCGCACGTATTCATTAAAACGGTGCCCCCATGTCTTCCACCGCCGATGACCCCGCATGCGCAGGCACAAACGTGCCTGCAGCGCTTGATACAGGCATGGGCGCTACCCCAGTCGCACCTTTGTTCAAAACGCGCGAATAGCCGTTGCTACGCCCGCCTGTCTTCCACTTGTCCTTGGTAAAGCCCAAGGCCCGCATGGCCTTACCCACGCGCTTTTGCTGTGCGCCGGCATTGTCGATTTTTGAGGCATCCTGTTTCAAGCCATTGACCATCAACTCCAACGTGCTGAAGAACGTGCGCTCACGGTTTTCCAACTTGATGCCAGACACCAGCGTGCCGTCGTAGTTGTCGACCATCTGGTCAGACTCCACATACCGCGCAAACACAGCCTGCCACACATCGACAAACTTCCACTGCTCCTGCTGTGGCTTGAACAAGCGATCCTCTTCCGCTTTGTCCGGGTAGCGTTGCTCCCCCAGTTTGTAGAAGTGGACGGCTTCGGCCAGCAGCTGCTCACGCATGGTCGCCATACGCTCCACATCAATATCGACGCAATGCACCGGCCAAAAGCGCCGGTCTCCCGTGCCATCTTTCAAAAAGTCATCTTCGTTGGTATCGCCGGTCAACACACAGCTGCGCGGGAACTCACTAAACCCCTTGGCATACGGTGCGCGGAAGATGTCAACCCGCTCGGTCACAAACGACTTCACCGCCGTGCCTTCGGCCTTGTTCAGCGAATCAATCTCGTTAAAGTTGAAGATCAAGCGCCCCTGCAGCACCTGCAGCGAGTCTTTGTCCCCCACCCTGAACGTGCCACCCGCAAAGTAGTCCCCGCCCAAAATCCGCAATACTGATGATTTCCTCGCGCCCTGTGCACCCTGCAAAATCATCATGTAATCCATCTGGCAACCGGGGTCATACACGCGTGCCACCATGCTCAAGATAAAGTACGCACCCACCTTGGCGTGGTATTCGCTATCGTCAGCACCCAGCACGTCGCTAAGCCAATGGTGGCGACGTTCTACACCGTCCCACTGCAGGGCTTCAAACTGTTCTTGCAGCGGGTTGTAGGCGGCATCGTTAGCCGTCATCATCACGGCTTGTTCAATGGTGACTGGGTTGGCCACAATCAGCCCATGCGTTTCAGCTAGGTAATTGGCCAACCTCAAATCATCCAGCGGGCTCCAGCGGCCATCCTTGCCGCCCCATGGTGCAGGCCGCATCTTGTCAATGCGGTGGCTAAACTCATTGAAGCGCACTATGCCCTGCAACAGCGGGTCTTCATTGAAGGCAAAGTACACGTTTTCGCGTATGCCCTTGACTTCACCCTTATCAGTTTTGAACGGGAAGCGCAGCCACTTGTGGCCACCATCACCATCATCCCCAGGGTTGTCAAATCTGCCAGAACCCGAACCCCCGCCGTCAGGCCGGGCAATCGATTTTTTTTGCTTTGGCTCAACTACAGGCGGTGTTGCCAGCAGCTGCTCACGCACCATCGCCAAACCTTCGGCGATGTGCAGGTCGTTGAAGTCGCTATACCGCTCACTGCGCTCCGCAAAGCGCGGGAAGATCGCCCGCGCCCCATGCCGCTTGGCTGCTGCCATCGCCTTGGCGCGGCCAGCATTCTCCAGCCGCAGCGGCTTGACGGTGTCGCCCACGGTGATGCTGCCCTCCACCAGCCGCACGTCGTTGCGGTCGTGCCCATACTTGGCGACAAGTTTCACTTCAACAGGTTCTGCGCCATCATCCACAGCGGGCAGCGTCCAAGCCATATCACGCAAACCACCAGCCTTGAGCGAAAACGCCTCGGGTGTGACTTCTACCCCCACCTCGGCCAGCCGTTCACACAGGCGGGCTACCAGGTGCTTATCATCGTCGCCCAAAATCAAAAACGTGTGTTCAGGGTACAGGTGCCTGAAGG